GTATTCCATATCAATCCTTTTTACGCAGATTCAACTTCAGGACAAGTATCCCATCCTCAAGACTCGCTTCGCAGTCACCAATCATTGCAAAGTCTTGGAAATCGATTTGTGCTTGATTCACAAAATGTGTTCGCTCAGGGCCAGCGACGGGTGGTAATGGCCGTTTCTTTACTGCGTCCGCACGCTCCTTAAAGCGAGCAAGCATGTCCTCAACTCTGAATTCCATTTTCGTATTCTTCTTTTGTTATGAACCGAACGAGGGTTTCTCTATCTCTGGGAACTGGGTCGCCTTGGGGCCAAATAAACTCCATTGGCGTTTCTTTAGTGTATTTAGTAACACCACCGCACTCCACTTGCTTGAACCTTACGATTCTTTCAATCGTAGATTCATAGCGAATTTTGTCAATGTCATCATTATGAGCCATCGACTATTTCCTCATACATCTTTTCAAATGTTTCGGCGTTACAAGGATAGAATAATCCATCCTTGATTTTGATGATGTAATCACCAAGATGCGCCAACATCTCACCATCAATCGTCTTGAGTGAGATGACGAGTTCTGTGTTGTTGTCGTTTCCGTTATGCGGAATGACTGTCAGTAATCCGCCGCACCAATCAGCCACTTCACGTTGATTAAGGGGCACGAACCGATACGCCTCAACGTCAAGTCCAGTCCTTCGGTAACGGCGAACTGTTGGTATTTCAATCATTTTTGTCGGCGCGAAGAATTTCAAGAATCTCCATAAGAAGAACCTTGATTTCCTTGACTGTTTGATGCATTTCGCGAGTTGGTTCACCGGCTTGCCAAGCATTTCGTGAAGCCTCTAGACGACGATTTGCTTCTACTGCTGAATCATGTCCATATGGCATGTTTTCCTCCTTGTTGGGTGGCTGGCGAGGTAGGGTTCGAACCTACGACGGGCGGATTAACAGTCCGCTGTTCTGCCAACTGAACTACTCGCCATTGATAGCGATTGACAATAGCATCAATCGCTTCATCTGTTCTCTGTTTTTGCAATAATATAGCCAATGAAAAATGCTGTGAACATAATTATTACGTCAATCATCACGCACCTCCGTCCATGCGTCTAGTGCATCATCCCAATGACCAGTACGGATGCCATTAGCAAGCGCATCGCCTGCTTTCCGCAGTCGTTCAATCTCATCAGCGGCTTGCTTCTTTAACTTGTCCATATGCTCATATTTGCGGAGCAAACCCAGCACATCAAGGTCATCATTCATTGCGAAACGCCTTTAGTATGTTTTTGATGGCCTTATTCATTGTTTTTACAAGTTCTTCCTCCGTGTGGGGGCAACCTAATGAGTCGTATTCACCACGACATTGAACCTTGCCCGGGCGTACTACTTCCAGGTCACAGTCAATGCGAGAACAGCACTCCACCTCGCCGTACCCATCGTCAACTGTTCTGCGCATCGCGCAAAGCCCTTTCGTATGCCATTATCGCCCTAAACAGGTCGGAACCATTGGGGATTGTGAACTGGCCAGATGTATCGGTAGTATAGGCGTTATCGAATAGTTCTGCAACCTTTTTCCAGTTGTCGCGTTGAGTACGAAGGCGCTCAATCTCGTCAGCCGCTTCGCGATGAACGGCGCCGCTAATCATCGTCACCATCGCAGTACCAGAATCATTGACTCGGTCGATGATTTCGGCCCAATCGCGGAGTTCAGCGACAATGTCGCCTTCTTGTTCTGGTTGTTCATTGCTATTAGTGAAGAATTTTCCCGTCCCAGGCGTCATGGAGTGTTCTTTGTTCTTCCAAATTCAAGCATTATTGCGTCCAGTACGTCTTGGCCAATTCCCTGGGGGATGCTATTTTGTATTACTGAAATCAATTTGTCGCTGAAGGTAATTTCTTTTTGCAATTGCTGGGTGAGAAAGTAAACATCATTCCTAAGAGCAAATACATCATTGGATAGCGATTCATATTCCCTGCGCAATCCGCTAAGAACATACTCGGCATCACTACTCATCCTGGACTCCTACATCGTAAACAGTTTCAATCCAAACCTGAGCGCCACATGACAATGGCGTACTGGGTTGATAAACAACGCGAGCAACAACATTGCCAACGCTGTCAAAAATATCAACACCATCACAATACTGGGCCTTTGCGCTGCGTGTTTTTCGCACGCTCAGGGGCGGATTTTGTGCTTGGTTTTTTCGGTTTGAACGAATCGTGTTGCTATTTACATGAACTATTGCCATGCTTCAAGACTACTTGATTGGGCAAGCACCAGTAGCGCAATCATCAAGTTCCACCGCACCATCAAATGCTGGTCTGTGAATTGGAATGGTGAAATCAATCTTGTCCAGCATCTTCTCGTACGCGTCTTTGCTGATTTCCTCGTATGGGGGAAGTGGGAAGTTGTGGTCGGTATGAAGAAGGAACGATACGGACTTCACGGAGTCATCGTAGTTCTTGGACAACCACTCCTTGATTTCCGAAAGTTCTTCCTTGCGGTAATACACGGTCACCGATACGGCGTTATCAGCCCACTCGGTCTGCATCTTCTTGACCCACTCCAACTGGGCAACTGCAGTCATGTCCTTAGCGAGAACTGAACCCTCAGGCGACTCACATGGGAACTCAACGACAAAGCGTGTGTGGTCTTCTCTGCCATCAATGCCAACATCGTATTGAACCTTGTAGCCACGCTTACGGCAAGCATCAACGAGCGGGTCAGATGAACCAAAGCGAACACGGCGAATGTAATACTGAGCAAATGCTGGGTGAATACCTGGAGTTACCCCTGGCAGCAAGGAGAGGGTTCCGGAGGGCTGTACGGTTGTCAGGCGCACCGATGTTGGCATTCCGTGTTCTGCGGAATACTCCTTATCCAGCGCTTCCAGGTATTCGTATGCGGGCGACAGCCAAGCAATCTTGTCAGCAGGGCATTGAAGAATGCCAGTAATTGACTGACCAAGACGGGCATTCTTCTGAACAATCTTCGTTGTCTTCTCGTATGGGTAGTTCATGCGAGTGATTTGCTTCTGCGTCTTATATAGGAGGTACGAGATGTCCTTGAACTGCTTCAATGACTCCACGTTCGGCAGGAAGATTGTTGAGAGGTTGCATGACTCGCCGTCACCCAGAGCAATCTCGGCGCATGGGTTATAGCCCTCAATGGTGGGGTCTGGCTTTGACTGCCCAATGCGCCCATACTTACGGGCTAGGCGACGATTTACAAGACCATATGGCTCACCACTTCCGTCATAACCACGCCACAATTCAGGGAGAATCTCCTCGTACGCATCAGCATAAATACTGTTGTTGGAGTTGGCTCGCCATGCGGGGATATTGCCAGTTCCCCAGTTCTTGGCACGGAGGAATAGAACGTCATCGGGGTCGCCAATAGCAATCTGCGCCGAACGGCGAGAAGAACCAGATACGACGATACGACCGATGATGTTGCAGATATCCAGAACATCAATAGAACGCAACTTCTTACCAACGCGATTCTCCAAAACTTTACAAATGTCTGCAACGCCATCAATGAGTGCGCCAGGGCCAGATGCGGTTCCGCCGAATGTCTTCAGGGGTGCTCCGTATTCGCGGATAAGAATCGTTGAGTATGAGAAGGACTTTCCGGTCTCAAAGTATGACTTCAGGACAGCATGGAGAAGACGACGCCACCCCTGACGGCTATCTGGAACAATGATGTCTGCATCGTTTGAACGCTCGTGCGTGATTGCTACACCACCCTTGACCTTGGGGAGGTCGTGAATCTTTGCTCGCTCAACAGAGAATCCAACTCCGCCACCAAGCATGAGGTAATCAAAGAGGAGTTCAAAGTCTTCGATGGCCTCGATATTCACGAAATAGCAGTTATTGAGGCTGGTGCCTGAGAACTTCTGGGTCAATGGAGTTCCAAGTTGCCACAAGGACCGACCCGAGAAGGAGCAACGCAAGTTGTATAGGTGGTCGAATAGACGTTCGGCCTCATCCTGGCTGTAGGGAACCCCGATATCGATTGCACCATTGATGACGCGCTGAATTGTCTCTCCCCAGGTTTCAGTATCACCGTTCTCCTTCTTGCGGCTATAGGTGCGAAGAAAAACAATTTCACCCATTCCATTGAATCCCCAAGGGGGTGTCTGTGTTGAATGCGAGCGCACGAAGTCATCAGTAATACGAGCCATTGTCGTTCCTTTTATACGAGGGTGGATTTGTCAGAGAAGCAATTGTAGATGAAACACAAATGAAGAAAGTGTCTAGATAAGACCCAATCTTTTTGCTTCATCGTGCCCAATACTCTGACCCTTCTTGTATACCAGAACACGTGCCCTCGTATAGGGGGTTATCGCACGCTCTTCCCAAACATCTTCTTCAAGAAAAATCAATGGGGTGTTATCTTTTCCTGCTACATCGAATCCGATTACATGCGTTGGATTCGATGTATCTGTCGAGCAGTCACCGGTTGGGTGTCCGCAAACAAGACATGGCTCGCGGTCTGCACGCAAAAATTTAATATCCCGAGATATGTCGTCGCGAGAGTACAAATGCTGCGAAAAATATAAATCCATGCAGCAATTGTATCACTGCACTAAAGTGTCCCAAGAGTTCGGGCGGTGGGATTTGAACCCACGTGTCACCGCTACGGTTTCTACACCTTATAAGAGTGAGCCGATACGCCCGATTGTGTAACTAAAAACCTTCTATATTGAATCCGCTAGATATTATTTTATTAAACAGAATATCTATATCATCATCACTATAGTAGTCACCGCTGGGTTGGCTGAGTGCACTCCGCAGCATCTGCGAAACGCTAGAAGTTTTCAGTACCTTGTCCATTCCGCTTACGAAGCCAAGCGGTCGTCCCCACTCAACGGTCCGCCCCAACTTGTACTCGTAGGGCAATGACAGGAGAGTTATCTCAAGATTTGCGGTTTGTGGCAATTTTTCGCAATGCGTCACTGTTATGCATTCCCTAACCAGGTCGTCTTCCTCAATGAAGGCACTCCTCAAGTCTCGCCCACCGAGCCGATTCTTGTCAAGTGTTTCAAATCCTTCAGCAATAAATGAAATTGCGGTTACGGAAGGAACGGCTGAACAAATCGCCATACACATTGATTGGCACCGAGAGAGCCTGGACTCTACTGGCTGCTGCATTAATTCCCGCCTAAGTTGAATTGCCAAGGTTAGGTCACCGCCGCTCCACATAAAAAATGTAAAAGGGAGTTCTTCTCCGACGCCGAAATCTTCAACCATGTAGTTTTTTGCAACCTGGGAACTCGTAAGCCCCAGGGCCATTTTGCTCATCGCATCATCGTACTTATCCACGGACTTAACCTAACCCATAAATAGTTCCGCCATTGCAACAAGGCGTGTGCTAGGTTTCGCAATATGAGCACAAACAAAAAGCCCACCTCAAAGAAAACCACAAAGAAGGCTGCTCCCGCTAAGGCTACGCCCAAGAAGCAGACCCCTAAGCCAAAGAATGGCGCGCCCAAAAAGTCTGGTACACCAGCAAAGAGTGCGCAATTCAAGGCCAAGGCCAAGGATGGCGATGGCGATGGAATTGTTCAGGATGGAACTTCACATGAGCGACGCAAGCCGGGTCGCCCCAAGAAGCAGGCATCGCCAGCAGTTGGGGTTGTTGCTAAGCCAACCATCGTCGTAACCCCCAATGTCAATGTGCAGGCGACTGGCGTTGAGGTGGCCTCATCATCAACAACGACAACCGCGAGTGGAATTATTCCACCCATTGCTCCCCCGAAGGCGAATTACGCCAGCGCAACACCCAAGAAGAAGCGGGGATTCTTTTCCCGCATTTTCCGACGCAACAAAAAGTCACGCTAAGCCCAAACGACGGGTGTGATGTATTATTTTGTCCGAGGTGAATTATTATGGACAAAAAATTTAACGCAATCTCCGAAGCAGCGGCACTCATAGGGGCCAGCGAGGATTCCCTAACTGAAGAACAGGCGCAAAAACTTCTGCGCTCTCTAGTAATTTCAAATAAAAATATACGCATCAGAAAGGCACGCGCAGGGGTAGACAGAATGCGCGAAGAACGCGATGAGTGAACTTGTTAACAAAATACATTCCCTAAGGAAAACGATTGTTGCCCTGCGGGAGAGCGTGGCCTCTGAGCGGGCTAGATATGTTGACGAGGTAGACCACTCCGAGCAACTTGCCTTTTGTTTGGCATCCATTATGTCTGGGGCAACCGGAGATGTGCATGTGACTGCGGAACTGGCCCTCAAGGAGCATCATGCCAGAAGGGTGGCAGACGAATTATTGCCACCCCTAGTGCCAATTGCTGATGAGTAGGGTATTTAAAAAACTAGAGGAAGCCCACCTTACGGGCCCACTGGCTGTCGCAATTTTTGTTTTTGCTTACGATGTTTTCGCCATACGGCGCAATAAGAGCACCATAAGCCGCGATGTACAACATCTCAAGAACCTGGGGTATGGCCCGGAGGTTTCTGGGGCAATCGCCGGACTACTGTTATTTCACCTTCTTTTTCGGGATAGGTGAAAAATGTACCTAAAACACCTAGAGGACTACGTTGTCGAATTAGCGTCAACAAGCCTTGAGTCGACTGGCGAGTTTACCAATACGAGTGAGGTCGTTTCACGACTAATGGAAATCATCGTTCTTGAGGAAAGTCTCATTCCAGACTTCGTAATTAATGGAGATTCTGAATCAGATTTTGAAGATATGTTCTTTGGCCCAGACGAACTAGATGATAATCTTCGTAAAAAATCAGCACATGGAGAGACGATGAAAATACTTGCATTGCTTGGCGTAGCGGTAATTACTGGTTTGGTAGGTTTTCTTGTCGGCTTCTTTGTTGCCCCAGCCTGAGGAAAGAAAATGATTCCACCAGAACCAGAAGCAATTACCGTCATTACCAACCCCAATGACATCCCAAAAGTTGAAACTGAGTCTTTCTATGTTGCCGTTAGAGCAACCTATCTTGGGCGGCTATGGGAGTTGAGAATTGACACGAAATCACGCTCTGCAGCACTCTCTGTCGTCACAAAAAATGAAACAACAAGTAGTGAATTCGTCAATACTGTCAAGTACATTAGTGGTGGACTTCCGCCAATAGATATTCTTGGCCTGGCGGACATGGCAACTCATATCAAGACACTCGTGGAGCAGATTGCTCATAAAACATTCACACTTGAGGGAGAAGCAAAAAATGTTGCCTGAACCGAATGAATTTTCTGATGCAGGCATTGATGGCGATTTGGATGCCCCCAATTACGCAGTTAAACGATGGAATATCTGCATTGCGTGTGACCGCCTCTTTATGCCTACAAAAACATGCAAAGAGTGTGGTTGTTTTATGAAAATTAAGGTTCGCCTGAAGGGGTCTAGTTGCCCACTGGGCAAGTGGTGAATTAGCACTCCGAATGTGCATCAATGAACGATATTAGTTTTTCTGCGTTCGTTTCACCATCATAAGCCGCTTCGTTTCGCAGCCAACGAATAAAGTCGTACCAGCGGCGCTGCTGTTCTGGGTCGTCAAATACAATCGTGTACTGAACAACCGCCTTGGGGCCACTAGGGACCTGCATGGAGTTTGTAACAAGACCACTGCCCTGTACGGCAACGTCTTTATGCTCAACAGTCGATGGGGCGACTATTTGTGACTCCCCTTCACTGTTCTTCTTCACCAATGAAGAAAGAATTGCTTCACCAATATCGGCGATTGGCTGAATTACTGGAGGAATGTACTGCTGGGACTCTCGTGGTTCAGTACTTCTCTCCTGCATGAAAGATTCCTCTTCCATTGCCGCAATCTCAAACTCGTCCCAGCCGAGACTTTCAAATAAATCGCCATAATCTTCTATGACTTCACCGAGCAACTCAGAAACCATGGAGTCATCGGTCTTTCCTAGTTCTGACGTTCTGTTATCTGCGAGGGCAAAAGCAATTGCACGCGAATCATCGGCATCCATTTGTACGGCAGCAATATGGGTCCACCCAAGTTTCTTGGCTGCCATAACTTGGTGATTTCCAGCAATAATCGTTGCGGTGCCATCATCGTTGGGGCGAATAACAACCGGCTTAACCTGACCGAATTCTTCATAAGAAGCGGCAATGGCGTCGATATTACCCTTACGTGGGTTACCAACCAAGGGGACCAATGTCTCAATATCAACTAAGAGATTTGACAAAGATTCATCTACATTATGATTCACGACGCCTCCAGGAGTGATTGACTAACTTCCACTAACTCTATCCCAGCAGAAGTTAGCAAATTAAAAGAACGCCCAGCATCACCGTACGAAGAATCCTCAAGGTATATAACTCTTCGTATATTTGCAGAAGCAATCTGTTTGGCACACCCAAAACATGGAGGACCATTGACGATTAGGGTTCCGCCAGAACGCAACGAAGGGTCAGACCAAAGTAGCGCATTTGCCTCAGCGTGCTGGGCGATGCAATTATCATAATTGGAACCAGGTTCGCTATTCTGTGAATACCTCGGGCAGTGCCCCTCGTTGCAATGACCAATTCCCGGGGGTGAGCCATTGTATCCAACGCCAGCGACCCTTCCATTCGGCATTAATACAACAGCGAAATACTGTCGTTTTGAACATGTGGAAAAGGTTGCAGCCAACTGAACACATGACTTTAGCCAGTTAAGTTCACGGCGTGAAGCCATTAGGGCATTACCTGGGCACGCACGTTGGCATTCAGTGTACGCATTGCATCTATGGAAGTCCTTAGTGAGAGTAGTTTCTCCCTTTTGGACTTAACTAGGGCTTCTGAAATTTTGTAATCAAATTGCTCGTCGGCCAACTTGTAGTCAGCCCATGCCTCGCGCTCTTTAATTGAGCCCTTTGCTGCGAGGTATTCTTTTGCCCAATTAGCCTTATAGATGGCTTCCTTCTTTGCTGCATCCTCGGCAAGTTTCTCAAATGCTTCGGTCTCCTCCTCGAGCATGTCTATGAGGCGGAGGAGTTCTGACTCAATCTCTACCTGGCTAATTGGATTATCACGAAGCCCCATGTACAAAACCTTCCCTAATTGGCGACCAGTCAACATTCTTGAGAGCGGTCATATTGTTTTCTGGCCAATGGTACTTGCCTGACCCAATGGCTTGCAAGCCCATCTCTTCGAGTAGCCACGCATCACATTCGTCATCGGCACTTTTGCCCGACCAAATCAAACCAGTTCTTGCTGAAACTGCAGAGATAACTTCAGTCTTTGCGGCATTGCCACGACCGGTAGCAAATTTTGCTCTACTGGTAGGTGGGACATCGACAAAAGGAATCATCATCTCGTAGAGCAGTAGGCGAATCACTCCACCAAGTTCGCCAATCTTGTGTGATTGGGAATTGCGTGCAGCGAATGCGTAACCCTCAACGACAACACCCTGCACCCCAGATTCAACCAAGATAAGTGATAACTGGTCACGGATGTCTGCAAGGCGTTTAGTTTCCTTGAATTTACTTACTATGGCCTGCGTGTTCCCATTAATTGAGATTCCAGTAGATGTCAAAGAGAGGTCGAGCCCCATGAGAACCATTCACGCACAGTAGCACTAGGAAATGCCAAAGACGGGAGGTCTCCCTCCCGTCAGTGACTCCTAAGGTAACGGAACTGCGTACCTAAAGGTATTCGTTTGTCGCACCGCTAGACGGTGCCGCTATCAGGCTTCGCCGAAGCGGTTATCTGGCGAGATGGTGATTGGGGTGGTCTCTTCGGCGTTGACTTCAATCTCCAACGAAGCGACGGCATTAGCGCCAGCGGTGCTGGAACCGACAGCAGTGATGTCAAGGGTGATTACGTCGCCCTTGTCGAACGAGCAGTTCGCTGCGGTGAGGGTGGCCTCGTCGGTGGTGGCAGCAGCAGCAACCGAGAAAGCACCGGCAGTGCTAGCGCCAACGAGCAAGTTAGCGGTAAGTGCGCTACCAACGGGGGCAGTGGTTACTGCAACGTATGCAGCAGTGATTTTTCCTGAAACTGGAGCAACAACTTTCACTTCGCTAGAAGTTGCAAGTGTGCCAGGAATCTGGAGGGTAAGGACTGAACTCATGTTGTGTCTCCGTGTCTAGTGTGGGTTACGACAAATAGACTTTACTACATTGCGCCGCCCCCGTAGTGAACAATCGCCCCAAATTTGTGAAGACTTAACTGTCTCGCTCCCAGCCATGCTTGGCTAAGCCAAGGTCGAAGGCGAGTTGGGGCTCCCGACCTATGCGATTATGACATTCACGACAGACGGCCAAAAGATTTGGTTCATCTATTATTGAACCACCCTGGGAACGCCTAACAATTTCGTGGATATCTACGCTTCCACGCCGCACATAGGAAACTTTCCCATCATATTTGGCAAATCTAGGGCAGGCTTCGCAATATGGACGTTCGGATAGGAGTCGCTCCACGACTTCCCTGCGTATGACGTATTCTTTTTCGCGCTTCTTGCTTCGCCTACGCACTGCACATCCTTACTATAGGAGGGATGTGTCTATCTTATCAAACAGCCATTTGTCGGATAGTGCAGCCCACAGGGCCTCGTCAATGGGGGTTGGCTCTAGGTCGTGCTTATCCATCAATTTGCGATGCTCACAAATAGCACGCTTGAAGAAATCAATCATTTCCCAGGGGTTTGACTCGGGGGCAACCCCAGTTTCAATCATTTTAGTTACTTCATCAAGGCGCTTGTTTACATGGAACAGGAATCTTTCAACACGGAGGCGACGGTCGGCATATGCCCCACGCATTTCCTTCTGCATTCGCTTGCTGCCCATGCCCTCGAAGCGACGTTCATCGTCTGCCTCTGCTCCGGCTATCTGCTGAATCTGTTCTTTCAGGTTTTCCGTTAGGGCAACGAGCGCCCGCTGCCAACGGTCCCAATTCTCACGCTGAAGCAAGGTATTTCGTTGAGCCGGAGAAAGTTTATTCTTTACTTCCTCCGCAACGAGATACGCAAAAGCATCATCACTAATTACATCTGTCATTTTTTCCATCCTGGACATATTGATTTATAGGCACAAAAGTCGCAGAGCCGTGACCGGACGTATGGGAAGTCCCCGCTTTGGCACGCCGATTGGACACCTGCATAGGTTTCACCTACGTAGTTGATGATTTCTTGATTATTATCCTCGTTAATCGTGTAGGAGAATGATACACCGTCCTTCAGATAAAGCAACTTGAGTTGGCCAACATCGGGAACATCTTGCGACATGAGGGCAGCATAGATTCGTAACTGAACGAACTTGTCCGCAACCCATGACTTACTTGGTGTCTTGCCTGTCTTGTAGTCGGAAATGCATATTGAGCCATCATCAATGCGCTCGTACCTGTCAATAAAGCCCTTGACGGTCGCATTACCGAGTAGCCCATTGACCTCGCGTTCAATGCCGATTGGTTCAATTGACTTTGGATTCTCAATCTTCCACAGATTTTCCAAGCACCACCATGCACTCCAGCGAAAGCGGCGATGTTGCTCGGGTTTTACGAATCCCTCAATGCGTTTTTCCCATTCTGATTTTGCCCAAACCTCTGCAGCCAGTACTTTTGCCGAGGCAATCGACCGCTCATCAATTGGCTGAGCATAAAACTCCTCCAATATTTCATGAACAAAGTTTCCGAGGAGTGTTGCTTCGCTCGGTCGGTCAGGAATCCCATCAATTTTATTGAACTTGAATTTCTGCGGACACTGCCGAAACGTCCCCATTGATGAGGGGGACAGATATGGGGGAGGCGTATACGGAGGCCCCCCAAAGCCATCTGATGAGGTCATGGATTATTCTTCAACGACTACTTGTGAGCCGGGGAAACTAATCCTCGTGCATTCCTCAATAAGTGCCATGAGGATTTGTGGCGTTGCTGTCTCCAGTGTTGGCTTGGGGGCCCCATTGGCGTACTCATTCCAGAACTGACCCAACTGTGCTTTTTCCTCAGCGCCGAAGGTGCCACTCAATGTACGGAACTGCTCCCAGAGTGCAACGACTTTGGGGTCAATCTGTGGGCGTGATTGAGCCATATCTTGCTCAATCTCAATGCTAAGTGCCTCGTCGGAACGAGCAAGATACAGAGCAACACCAAACTGCTGGGCGGCTTTTTTGAGTGCGTCAGAAACAGCGCCCTTAAACTCGTCGCCAAGGTCAACAATTTCTCCCGCCTTGGTTCGCTTAATCTTCTGACCGCCGAAACCGTCTTTGGTCACTGCCGTCCAGCCATCGCCACCATGCGTACTTAGCCGAACATGGGCGACAATGAAGTCGGGGTCCAGGGGGTCACGCTCACATCGCACAATTTCCGAAGACCACCCAGTAACGCCAAAACAGCGATTTAGGCGAGCAATCACCTCGCTGACGGGGATGTAAGTAAGGGATGTTCCGCCCTTTCTCAATTCCCGCTCAACTTCAGGGGGGAATGGTTCGCTCAGGTCAACGAGAAGACGATGTAGTTCTTCTTTGCGTTTTTGTTCGTCCTTGGCCCGCTTCTCGGAATAGAAAGCATCTTCCGCAATGCGTTCCTGCAGGTAGTTGGTTGCTGCGATTGGCTCGCTGTCCACTTCATTATCTCCATTCGTTTCGGTTTGGGTTTGCTTCTTGGCCGTTGCCATCATTGGTCCTTTTTATTACTTCTTTGACGTTATGGAAATGCTGACTTTGCCTTCGGATTTTTCGCAATACGAATCGGCCGACACGCCAATTTTCCCAAGTTCACCCACTCGCCAATATGACGGTGCGGCGTAATCAAGCATCTTTGCCATCATCTCCGTTGGTGACAATAGAACCTCGCCGGTATCCATGTCAATGGATGACTCGTAGATTCTGTTGGCAACGATTGTTGCGAGGCCCTTGTGGTCCCACGCTTTCCTATCTGCCCCTGTTCGGCGCTCAACCTGCTGACCGGAGGGAAGGAAGATGATGTTCTCTTCCATTCTTCCAATTGCCGCCTGCTCAAGTTCGCCATCGAGGAGGCCCAAATCTTTCTTGAGTTCACGGAGTGCGTACAACACCTCGCAGATTCCGCCGACCTCCATATCCGGCGAATTCACGACATCATTAATGCAGTTACTCAAAATTTGCCGAATATCGGCAATGCGCTCTAGCGCATCCATTGGAACCCCTTCCGTATTAAGCGTGTCAGACGATGATACCCACTCGCTTGCGTTGGGGCAACCCCAAACCAGCAAGATGTGTAAATGCACCGACGGCAGAGTCTACCTGGTCGTCGTGGTCGCATGCTTCGGGGAAAGTGGATAATTCGTCAAGCCAATCAGTGAGCCAGGGGCCACGGACGCACCTGACATTGCCGTTAGCCACAGCAGCCGCGAATGGTCGCGCCCTCGTCACCTTATCGCCCGTTGACCTGATTCCCATAAAATCAAACCCCGGAAGAACGTACCGAGCATATTGGTCAACCAGCCCCTTACCCGATGACCCGGGTTCTTGCTCCATGCGGATTGCTACGGCATGTCCATCCTCGTAAGCGGTCTGAGCAATGAATTCCTCCACTTTTTCGCCTCGTACCCTAGCCCGACGCACATCAAGGATATAGGCGATTCCGCCATCGAATAACATTAATGTACCAACAGTCCAGTCGGGATTGGGGTTTGAGTGAGATGGTTCCGTTGCGGCAAGGTCCCAGAACCTGACAGCGCGGGCAGAGGATGTAATTTTGGGGATATCGGTCTGGTCGATAATCACAATTGATTCTCGTTGGAACATTGACCCGAGGGTCGTGGCCCACCAGTCACCCTCTTCTAGGCGGCGACGCTCAAGTGGGTCTAGTGCTTGCAGTGCCGTGCGATAGGAATCGGCGTCAATACCGGGGTTGTCAGACAATTTTGATGGTACGAAAATACGACCCTCGCTTTGCCCCTCCACGATGAATCTCTGGCGCACCCAGTTTGGTGCAGGGTTACAGGCAGCGCGCATCCTGAGGGGGACTTGGGCCAGCGGGCCCGAAGCCGGACGACGTAGACGAGAGAACATGTATCGGTAGTCGGACTCCCTAATTTCGGTCACTTCGTCCATACCGATGAATTGGAATTCAGCACCCTTATAACGCAAGAAGTCCTGTTGGTTATTGAGGTAACCGAAAGAAAGTCGTGCCCCAGAAGGGAATATTGCGGTGTAATTATTGGCATTCCAGCGAACATCATCGATGGTGGACATCCAATTAATGAACCGGTCCATGATGGCTCCCGGGAGAGCCAAGTCAGCATATGTACGACGGAAAATAATTGCAGAATAGCCAGGGACGTCAACGTACTGCAACGCTGACATCAATAATGCTGAAGATTTTCCTCCGCCTGCGGCCCCTCCGAATAATGCCTCTAATGAATATGTTCTGAGAAAAACCTTTTGCGTAAGTGATGGTTCTTCCGGGCAAAACGATGGTTGTTTTGGCTCCAAAAATTGGAGAACTTTATTCCAGTCAGTCATCTTCCACTCCGAATGGCCCAAGATGTATTAGATTGCATCTCGTGAACTACTTCAAGGCACACAAGCACCATATCATATGAAAACAATCATCGCGAAATTACTACTCAGGTTGAGGGCGCATCTTCAGAGAGACCGCATCGTAACCCGTTCCTTTTCCGCTCATCTTTTAATGGTATTGTTTGTATTGCTTACAGCCATTGGAGCAGGTCTTTTATTGCCCCCTTTGGCCCTTATCGTGGCAGGTGTAAATTGCGGAATATACGGATAT